AATTCTAAACAATGCAAACTTATCTTGACTTAATAAGGTTTTTCTAAGATCACTAAAGATAGAGTTATCCGGGTATAGTAATTCTAATCTATCTAGTATTTCAGCAATCTGCATTGTATTTCTCCTTTGGCCAATCAAAGTCATTTATTCTACGCAAATTATTCGGATATAGTAATTCCAACCTATCTAGTATTTCAAACGTCTGCATAACTTATTCTTTTTCCATAAATTTATTTGACATGCGCATAGGATTTTGGTAAATTGTTTTGAAGAATTTACTTTGTTGGGCATTTAATGGAGTTGCTGCAATTGGTAAATCTAATTCGGTTATAAGTGTTTCGCCTAACGCTATAATTTCGTCAGATAACATTCCTTCATTAATTTTACTGTAAGTATTATTCCAAAGATTATTAAGATATTCAAAATCACGTACATTTACAAAGTCCCAATCTGTACACATTGTTTTGTACAAGCCTTCTCGGGCACCGTAAATTGCCCAATCGCCATTTTCTACATCTGCGCCAGCCATTAACCATATGTACAACCGATGCAAATTCTTCCAATGTAATTGTTTGAATTCATCTTTAGTAACTTTCATGCCACGATCCAATGCCATTTTAACACCTTCACGAAACCCAGCTCGCCATGCTTGGGCCGGTGTTTCATTATTGTATACATCACAATATGTTCCTTCCATCTGTATGTATTTTGTGTCCCAACAAAAATCTACTTGTGCATGAGCGTTATTGGGATCAGCATTTTCATGTGTACGCATATTTAATACATACTTCTTAGGCCAACATTTTAAACCGCCGTTACCATAGATTAATCCGTTAATAACATTTTTTCCTGCCCAGCTAATTACACTAGAACTTAAATCAGCATGCTCATCAAAGTCTATCTCTTGATTTAAGAAATCTTCACGTATACGGTTGTCTCCATCAACAGTAATAAACCTATCTGTTTCGCTCAATCTTGCACATGCTTTGTGTGCGGCGTCTGAACCTTCTACACCGTGTACACGTTTTGCCCACGGTACTTTTGTACACAAGTCTGCATAGTTCTTTTCTGCATTAGGTTCATCATAACTAAGATAGATAATATCGTAGTCAATTACACGAAATTTATTGCTCATTAGCTATCTCTGTTAAATTGTTCTTGTAACCAATTAAAGTCATTTATTTTTTTAAGTGAGTCGAGGTTGCCTTGATTGGTTTTACCATATGCTGCACCAGCTTTTGCTCCTTGAAGTGCGTGTTTACCAAACGGGCGGTGTTCGCCTGTTGTACACCAAGTATGCAATCTATTGTCAGTTTCTTTATCTTTTTGTCTTTCAATTACTTTACTTGACAATTTACAGCACTCTCTAAAAGCACTTTTCCAAGTTTCAAACTCTCCAGTGTTAAATGCTGTGATATTTGAAATTTGAGGCACGGCTTTAAACTTATCACTAATACTTGTAGTCATGTCTGGCTTATTAATATCCATACCAATTGTAAGTTTTCTTGGAAAGAGTTTAATACCACCGTAACCATATACTAAATCATTAATAGGATTTAGACTGCGCCATACATGTACATGATCTAATTGATGCTCAGGAACTTCGTAATCAAAATTAAAGTCGTCTAATATAATTGCATCTGCGTCTACTATCCAAAACATCTTAGTAAAACATTTTGTTGCTGCTTTGATATGGGCCTGATGTATTCCTTTAACCCCATGTACACGTTTAGCCATAGGAAATCTAGCCTTTAGTGCAGCGTAGTTAGCGTCTGCACTAGGTTCTTGATAACTTATAAATACAATATCATACATAATATATTATAACACCTTTTGTTCAGAGTGTCTACTCCATTTTTCATTAATGCGCATTTTCTAACTCTTCAAATAGTTTTATTCCAAGATACCACAAAAACATATCAAATGGTGCTGTATGTAACGGACTCATATTCCAAAATATAATAGGTATTAGTTGTCCACTAAAACAAAATGCAATTTTAAAAGTTGGTACAACTTCTAAAGATTGTTGAAGTGGTTGATTCTTATTGTGCAGCAGTTTTTTCAAAGCTTTGACCACTTGTGATAGGCTTGCTCTATTTCTGGGAAAGTCTTTAAAAAGTTTGTTCCGCGGCGTCTGTCATGCTCGTCTACAAATATAATAAAGTCTGATCTATTTTTTCTTAGCGTTTCTTCGTCTAGGTGTTCTTCATTTATAATATCGTACAACCGCTTAAATTTATCGCCCTCCCATGAATAGAATCCCATGTTTGCTTTGTCACGTACATTTCTATCTTCAAGGTTATTGCGGATAAACTCTAATTGGGGCTTTACATACATGTCGCGCCATTCGGGCTCGGCGATAAACATTGCTTGATGATTAGGATATCGCAAATACGGAGTATCAAGTATTATTGGAATTGCTTTGCCAGGTCCTCCAAATTCTAATTTAAGATCTAATAAATCTTTTAACATTTTATCAAACGAGAATATGCTTAACACATTGTATGTACTCATACATGTAAATGTACAATTAGGAACTTCTTCTAATACTCTGCGTATGTTAGATAACCATTGATTATAATTTAATCCATGTCGAATATATTCTGCTTGAGCTCCATATGCTTCTGCACTAGTAAATATTTTAAGGTTTTTAACTTTACCTTCACTGCCAATAATTTTCATCTTTTCAATAAACTTATTGAATATTGCATCCGGTACACACATATTACTGTTAACTGAGAATTCAAGATCAGGCTTCGGATTTGCTATTAAATCATCTAGTACACGAAACGTATCTTTAGTAAGTAATGGCTCACCGCCTGTTATTCTAAAATGGTGTAAATCTTTTGAGACGTCGGGCCACCATTTCCAAAATGCTTCTACATATGGATTATGCTCTTTATTAGGAATTGGCATTGCATCAGTTTTTATTAACCAGTTTACATCATTAAATTTACTTGAAGTATTATAAGCACCGTGCTCCTTAATTTCTTCCATCCATTTACTACTTACTTGCGGCGAACAATAACTGCATTTAAAATTACATACACTACTAAAACTAACTTCTAAATAAGTCGGATTAACATTATCATCCCACGGCTTAGATACAATGTCTTTTATATAAGGAGTAGACCAAGGTTCTGCAGATTTATATGTTCTGTCGCTTAGTTCATTAGTGCCACTATCTTCTACACGCCAGCAATAATCACATTCTTTAGGACGTTTACCTTCAAGCATTAGTTTACGCTGTTCTTTTTTAAACTTAGTGTTATGCAATGCACTAGGATTGTCTTTTAATTCTTCAAGAGGTATCTTATGTGACGTAGGATGATGGCAACTATGCGTGTGTCCATTGTGCAAGTGCAGAGTAACTTGCTTCCATTTAGCAGTACAAAACGTAGGGCTTATTGGATCTAAGTTTTCTTTTTTCCAGCTTTTGAGATCGGTTTTCATTATACGTCCTTTAATTCTTGAATAAATTGTTGATGCGGAATTCTAGTTGGTAGTTGGTAAACTGCTTTAAAGAACTTGCTTTGTTGTGCGTCTAGCGGATGTCTTGAAATAGGAATATCTAAATCATTTATAAGTTTGTCGCCTAAACTTTCAATTGTTTCCATTAAAGTAGGTTCTGTTATGTCAAGTTGATTCCAGAACGCATTCAGATATTTGAAATCGCGCACTTGCACATAGTCCCAGTCTGTACACATTGTCATGTATAGCCCTTGCCTTGCGCCGTAAATAGCCCACAACGCATTTTTAACATCTGCACCTACCATAGTCCAAATGTATACCCAATGCAAACATCTCCAATGATTATTTTTAAATTCTTCTTTAGAGATTCTGGCGCCACGATCAGTTGCAAGTTTTACACCTTCTCTGAATCCAGCTCGCCATGCTTGTGCAGGCGTTTCATTGTTATATACATCAGAGTAGCAACTATTCATTTGAATATATTGTGCATCCCAGCAAAAGTCTACTTGTGCGTGTGCATTGTTAGGATCTGCTGCTTCGTGTGTGCGCATATTTAATACGTATTTTTTAGGCCAACATTTAAGTCCGCCATTGCCGTACATCAATCCGTTTATTTCGTTTTTGCCGCACCAACTAATTACAGTATTTTGTAAGTCAGTGTGTTCTTCAAAATCTATCACTTGGTTTAAGAAGTCTTCACGAATCCTATTATCACCGTCTACAGTAATAAATCGATCAGTTTCACTTAGTGCTGCACAGGCTTTGTGTGCAGCATCACTACCGTCTACACCGTGTACACGCTTTGCCCATGGAACTTTTTTACATAAGTCTGCATAGTTTTTTTCAGCATTAGGTTCATCATAACTCAGATAAATGATATCATAGTCAATTGGTTTAAATTTTGCCATTATATAATCTCGTGTACGTATTTGTCAAAGTATTTTGCTGTGTATATACTTACACTATTTTTGCTTTGCTCAGTATCATAAGTGAACGGTACTACTGAAGTTGTGTCCGACAGCAAGTCAGCAACACTAAATTTTAAACTTTTATATAAAATATTTGGATCATACTTTGATGTTACACTAAAATACAGAGTCTCAGTAGGCTTATATCCGCTACTAAGTAGAAATTTCTTAGTATACGGATTAAGTTTTATAGTCCAACATTTATTAATAGTATCCTGTTGCACAATAATATCGTACTCTTTATTAACTTGTGTTAGATAAAGGTCTGTTCCACTAAGTATTATTTGACCGTTAGGTAAATTAGTAGAATCAAGTAACTCTAATAGTATATCTGTTTCTATTATATCCGAATTAATATCAGCTAAGTTAGTTTGAAAACACTTATACTTAGTATAGTACAACAGCATAGTCGGAGTATTATAAAAGAAAACACTTGCGCTATCTCTAGTAAACTGTTGTAGTTTAAAATTAACACTGTAAATACTATTATTTTTTAATATAATGCAGCCGTCTTTTAAATTTTTAACAGTAGGTAACGATTCGTTTTCATCAGCATACAGTTGCACACTTCCAACAAGTAATGCAGCGTTATCCATTGTAAATTCTGTATTATTCTCTTGGTCTCGTAGTATCCTGTAAACATTGTCATTAAGCCACACATGTTGCCCTGCAAGGTGTGATAATTCTTTATACCAAACATCTACAAAAATTCCATCATATTCAGGAGAGAGTTGCATTTTTTCTTTAGAGTGACTTTGTGTTGGCACAGTTGTTAATGTAACATTTTCTATAAAAAGAATGTGTATCGACGCCTTAAAAACTTTATTTTTTTTAATATTTGTTGCAAGTTTATAAACGTTATTTTTGTACCAAACACACTGACCCTTGCTATATCCATATTTGATATTCCATAAAAAAACGTCAATACCTTCGTATATGTGTTCTAACGCTAAATGCTCACTATGGAAATTTTTAATAACCGGTACTTGATAACACATTGTTGAAGCAGTTTTATGAGTATCTTCATATGCTACTTCTTTTAAACGAATTTGTTTTAAACTTACATCATAAAATATGACAAACTCTTCAGTTTTGCGTTCTCCAGTA